GCGTTACTTCTTCTAAGATTTCTACGTCTTTGTCTAAGACGAGCGCTTGATAAGCTTGGGGTGTTAAATTGCTGTATTCGTGCGTAGAGGTTGAAATGCTATCGTCCCAAAACGCCTTGACAAAACCTGACTTACGCACGAGGGCATCTTTGAAGGCATCGTACAAGACTTTAAAACCAGGATTCTTTTCTTGAATCACATAGTTGACATAATCGGTTTGTTGTTGCGCTATTGGAATATCTTCAACATTCTTAGGCACGAACTCAACCACTTTGTTGGCACCAAAGAAAGTACGCATGACACTAGGGAGCATAAACAAAACAGTATCTCGTACGTCCGTGGAGACATAATAAGATTGCACCGAGCTGGTCGGTTCTGGTTCATTACCTAAATAATATTCGGTTGATTCTGCTCGTTCCTCACCGACTTGGTGAATGTAGTCCTCAGCATCGTCCATTGCGTTTTTGAGGTATGCGCTGAGATCGTCAAAGTTCTGTTCTTCAACTTCGACTTCGTATTTCTTATCTTGTTCTGCCATAAATTATCCCACTCTTATTATGCGTGATTTTAGTGGTTGTCTGAAATTATAACCTAAATAACTCATACTGCCACTAGCACCTGCTGCATTTGATGCCATAGTGAGGGCTAAAGCATCGGCACGGTCTGGTGACTTGACGCCACGTTTACGCATTTCTTCTTTACTTTCTAACTTTATTTTACCAGATGAAGTATATTTGTAACTAGGCGCAGCCAGTTCGGAACACAACTCATCATCTTCAGGCAGCCGACAGTCACGCTGCGCCAACCAATCTTTGATAGCAAACCAGAGTTCCGCCCGCAAGTTCAAATAATTTTTTTTGGTACTCGGTGCTTCGGCTACGTTCACCCCACGCACGGGTAAATTCAATTCTCGCAATCTATCCACCACGCCAGAACCAATACCAATGACATCCACTAAAATTTCTTGCGGTTGTTCCATCACAGTCGCATCGTCAAATCTATTCTTAATAGCACCACAGAGTTGCATGAGATCCATCGAATGAAAAGTCTGCACCTCAAAGACGGTGTTGCCCTGACGCACGCACAAAGCTGAATTATCGCCACCAAAGCGAGCGACATCCAAACCCCAGATAATCGGCTCACTTGAAGTGAGCGCCACATCACGACCCATAGCTGACTTAATCAACTCCATTGGGATAACGGTATCATCGTCCATCTTGGGAAACTCACCCAAAACTTCAACACGAGCCACAGTAGAATCTTCACCGTACTGCTCCAGCATCCGATTGAACAAAGCAGTATCCGTGCCTTCGACCGTGCGGGAATCTATTTGCTCGGTGTTCCAGTAAGGTTTCTTAGCGTGGAAACAATCGTAGAAGGGTCCTGTGTTACGTCTGGGGTTAGAGAAACAGAACCAATAACGGTCGTTCGTTGGTTCGGAGAAGAAGCCTTCGGAGACTGAGTAAATGGGTGCGGGAATACCTGAAGCTTCGTCCATGATTAAACACACACCGTAGGATGAGTGAATACCAGCAAAAGCATCGGGGTTTTCTTCACTCCAGAGTTGCGCTTGAGCGTAATAGTAGCCTGTGTCGATTTTGAGGTCACGCACGAGCGCTTCTTCAAACCAAGGCGCTGGTTTAACTGTGGTCGCTGTTTTAGCAAACCAATGTGAATTGATAGCAAGTGTGATCCATTTACCTAGTTCCGCCCACGTACGGGAACGAAGCTGTTGTTCTGTGTTTGCTGTGACAATAATGGTAGAACCAAGTCTGGTAGATAACATCCAAAGGATTAACCATGAGACTAAAGCTGATTTACCAATACCACGACCAGAAGCCACAGCTAGTCTAAACATCTCTGGTTCTACTTTACCGTTGTTCCTTTGTATTTGTGTTGTAATTTTTCGCAAAATTTTTTCTTGCCACTTCCTTGGTCCTGAGAAATGCTCGAGGGGGGTGTCCTTTTGTCCCCAAGGGAACACGAATTTAACAAAGTTTAATGGATCATCTTTGATACCAAGTGACCAGATTTCGGTCATTAGTTCTTTTTCTGCTTCTACTCCGTATTTCATAAAAAAATTATCTCATTAGTTTATATATATGTACCACCGCACACATACGAACGGGGGGGTCAATCATCAATAAGTTATCCACAATTTTATCCACACTTATATGTATGCGTTCCCGTACGAACTAAGGAACGAGGGGCGCACTCTAAAACAAGAAACAATAAAGGGACTAAAGAAAAATTACTCCTCATTTGGTGCGCCGATGGTTTTTATGTTTGGTATTCGTTCCCGTTCGTTAGTGTCCGTTGCCTGGCCGTCAATAATTAAACGATCTTTGGCGTTCGTTAGTATGCTTTTGAGATCCAGATTGTGTTCGACTTGTGTGCGATCCGACCAGTTCGTGGAATCTCTGTTTTTGAGGTAAAAGATCTGAGCCGTTGTGTTGTTGTCGTGGACTGCATTATTAAATAGTGCGTTCGTGACTTGTTCAATGGCTTTTGCTTTCCCTTTTTTTAATGCTTGTTCAAATCGTTCGTTTCTGTTCTTGTTCCTGGTAATAGTAGAGATACCAACGCCCAAATTATCGGCTATTTGCGTTTCTGAAAGACCGAGACCCGCCCATTTAGTAATATTTAAATAGTCCTCATCTGTAAAAGTTATACGCTTTCTACCTGTTTTTTGCTTAGATTTTCCCTTTTCCATGCTCAAATTTTACCATTTAGAGCCTTTATTTATGGGCAATGAGTAAAAAAGAGCATTTATTTTGAGTAATAGGGTTGCATTATGAGTAATCACGGGTAATATATAGGTATGTTGTGGAATTAACCATGACTGTAAACGAGAGAAAATATGACAAGTTACGACAACATAACTGACTATATAATTCAAAACTTTGATAAAGACGATATCAGAACATTGGCAGAGCATGGCGCTTCTGGTGGTGTTTCTGGGTTAATTTACTACGCTGAAACTTCTAAGTTATACGACATCTTTAAAGATGACATCTGGAACATGATAGAGGACGACTTGTTTGGCTCAGATAAAACACCATTGCAATATATTGCCGAACTTAACGGTGGCGAAAATGTCACAGACGACACAACAATGCGCAACTTACTTGTATGGTATGCCTTCGAGATTTGTGCTTCGTTAGCTATGACATTTGTAGAAGAAGAAGAGGAGAAGGCATAATGAAAGTAGTAAAAGCATTAGAGCAAAAATACAGAAATCACTTAACAAGTGAGATTAAAAAAATCGCTAACCCATCTGGTAAATACACAGATGAGCAGTATAAAAAACTACTTAAATTACATGATTTAAGAAGAGCATACGATATGAAAATATGTGACCTAATGAAAAGTCCTAGTGAGCTAAAATCTTACTTAAAACAAATGGAGCAAACAATATGAAACATATTAGCAATACATTAATAGAGGTCTTATCTGATTCTTTTAACAAGACATTAGAAAGACGACACAATAAACCATTTAAAGAACTTAAATGGGTTGAGATGACCAAAGATGAGCAAACCATACAAATGGAACTGGTAGCCATGAAAACCAGAGCAAATAAAAGGGGGAATGATGAGTAACGAAAAAATATTAACAAAAACCATAACAAACGGCTCAAACACTTGCGACTATAGGCTTGTTAAATATTTAATTGATGGCAACTGGACAAGACCTTTGCTTGAGTATAACCAAGGAAAAGGAAGTAATGGCGACTGGGACGAATGGGCTATGACCGAACTATTCGAGCATTTTAGTCATGGTGATATAGCCCACATGACTGAACAATTCGGCATGAGTTTTGGTATTGGTTGCTATGATGAAGAACTAATACAAACAGATGAACTGGTTGAATTTAAAGAGGAGGTAACCAATGACTAAAACCATAGAACAGAAAATGGAGCTTTGGAAAAACAAAGCAGACGATATTAGTATGTTTAAATTTGCGTCTATGTTATATATCACGGCTCCAGATAATGCCGAAGGCAAACTGGATGAAATAATAGATATGGTAAACATATTAGCAACCAATTTGAATGATATTGAAATAGCTAGAGCAAAAAAAGAGATTGAACAAATATTGGAGGTGAATGATGGGTAATCAATATGTAAATGTTTTAGATATTAAGTTTTATGTTTGTGATGAAGAAGGCAACGAACTCACAAATGCAGATGGAAGTATCAAAGAGTTTTACTGCAAAGGCAGATTAAAACCGCTTGAATATCTTTGTGAAGATATGACTATTGAAGATTTAGAGGAGGTGAATGATGTGTAAGGAAGTTTTTTTAAAAAACAAAGAAGGTATTAGTAATGTTTTTATGAAGAAATTTAAAAATACGGGTGATGTTGATTTAGATTATTTACTTGAAACTAAATGTATAACTAAAAAATTATACAAAAAAATGCAAGGTAAAGATATTTATGAGATTGCGTATAGAGACCCACATGACGCATATCCTAGTGCAGGTAGTTGGTGGTTCGAAAGTAAAAAAGAAAGAGATGAATTTTGGAATGAAGAATTAATTAAATATGGATTGAAACAGAGGAGGTGAATGATGAGTAAATTGTATAGAGTTACAGCAATTCAAACTGTTTATAAAACTGCTTTTATTGATGCAAATTCAGAACAAGAAGCTTTGACTTTTGTTGAAGAAAAATACTGTGAATGGGATACTACTGCATATGGAGATTGGTACGACTATCAAGCAGAGGAGGTGAAGGATGAGTAGAGAAAAGAAAATATTTAATTATATTGCTTTAGAAAAAGAATTTTACAAAGGAAAATATAGATATACGAGAGTTGTAGGAGGTAGTAAACACAAGGATGATTTTTTATCAATGTCAGGATTACCACTAATACCAAATAAAAATAAGTTAAAAATTA